TTACCGGCTTAGTGTCTATGATGATGTTGTGACTAAAGAGTCTGTCAGCTCCCCCGACATGATCCATAAGGTCAACGACTCGTGGGAATTGTCACTTAATCTGGGGACAGACGGCGGCAAGAGTCGCTACGTTGGCACTCGATACCACTACAACGACACTTACCGGCTGATCATGGATCGTGGCGCGGCGACAGCACGGATCAGGCCAGCAACAGACGATGGCACAGTTAAAGGCAAGCCGGTTCTTTTACACCCGGACACACTGGTAGATAAACGCCGGGACATGGGTCCTTATACATTCGGTTGCCAGATGTTGCTTGATCCAAAAGCGGACGAAGTTCAGGGCTTCAAAGAGCTATGGCTTAAATTCTGGCCCTGCAATCACTTCACTAATTTTAATAAGATCATCCTGTGTGATCCAGCCAATGAGAAGAAGAAAGGCAATGATTATACCGTGTTCATGGTCATTGGGTTGGGTGGGGATGAAAACTTTTATATCATCGACATGATTAGAGACAGGCTTTCGCTTACTGAAAGATCAAACGTCCTATTCAAGCTACATCGGGAGTTCCGGCCACAGTTTGTCGGCTATGAGAAGTACGGCAAAGACTCTGACATTCAACATTATGAATCAATCATGGATCGGGACAATTACCGCTTTGGCATTACTCCCCTGGGCGGACGATTGAGCAAAGAAGATCGTATCAGGACGCTTATTCCACTGTTTGAGCAGGGCCGCATTTACATGCCGGATAGATTACTTAAAACAAACTACGAGCGCATCACAGAGGATTTGGTGCAGGCATTTATCAAAGAAGAATACCTGTCTTTCCCGGTTGCGCCCCATGACGATATGCTGGATTGTCTGGCGCGGATCACTGATCCCGATTGTTACAAGCCTTTCCCGAATGACGCACCGGGTAGCAGGCCTCAGAATCAAGACACATTCGCAGATATATTCACAATAGCGGCAAATAAAAATCAGCAACAGACAGACTATAACGTTTTTGGAGGTAGATGATATGTTGAATGTAGTGTTCCTTGCATTATTCTTTGTGGCCTATAGTATTTGGCCTGAAGTAATAGGTAATCCGCAAGCGGGGTGTTTCGCTATCTCAATGTTGCTGACGAGTATTTTAAAAGCCAACCAGAAAGACCCTGAACCGTTACCTCCTCCACCACCTCCTCCACCTGCTCCAGCAAAGAAACCAACAGAGGCCCCCAGCGCTGTACCCATTGATGAAAAAAATAGCAATGCATTTCAGGCAGACGAAAAGCGTCGTATTTTAGCAGCAATGCCAAAGAAAACACAAGACACCTACGGCGGGGACACATTAGGTGCGGCAACGGTGAAGAAGAAAACTCTTTTAGGTGGTGGGACGACAGGCAGCGACACAACGGGGGCATAAATGGCAACAAAACCGCAAGACATTATTGATTTGTATAATGATTTAGATTCAGGGATGAGTACGCTCCGTTCTCATTTGCGTGAGGTTGCGGATTATATGGCTCCCGGTAAACAGAACATATACTCCGATCTGGTTGAGGGCGGCAAGCGGATGTCTAAGATATACGATGGCACACCTATTCTTGCGCTTCGGACATTCGCCAGTGGCTTATTCGGCAATTTGTCACCGCAGGCATCGCCGTGGTTTTCCCTTACGACCCGCAACAAGACAGCAGCAGAAAACGCAAATGTGAAGTTCTGGTTGGCAGACACAACAGAGCGCATGAGAAGCGCGATCAATGCCAGCCGTGCGCCATTGGCCTTGCAGGAAATATACTTTGATGAAGGGTGGGCAGGCACGGGCGTTCTTTATGTGGCAGAGGGCAAAAAGTATTTATTGAACTGCCAGACCTTCAGCATTGCTAATTGCTGTATCACAGTGGACGCAGAGGATAACGTTGACGGTCTGTATCGCCGGACGAAGTTCTCTGTTTTGCAGTGCATTCAGATGTGGGGTGATGCAGTTTCTAAGGAAATCAAAGACGCATACGGGAAGGGAAAGCGCAAAGAAACTTTTGAAATCATCCATGCTGTGTTTCGGCGTAATGATTACGACTGGCGCAAGTTAAACAACCTGAACATGCCTTACGCTTCAATGTACATCGAGAAGAAAAACGCTAATCTTTTGTCTGAAGGCGGGTATCAAGAGTTTCCTTATGCAGTCCCCAGGTGGGATAAAAGCGAAGGCGAAGCAACAGGAAGATCATGTGCGATGGATGCTCTGGCTGATACCAAAATGCTCAACCAGATGAACTACGACAACACCCGCGCTTTCCAAAAGAGTATTGACCCGCCTATCCTGGCATCCAAAGAAAGCGCATTATCCTCAACAAACACACGTCCGGGCGGCGTGATCTATCATAAATCGGGCGAAGTACCGACAACGCTTGATAGTCGTGGCAATTTCTCCTTAGCCTTTGAAGTGGAAGAGCGCAGGGAAAGACGAATCAAAGAGTTTTTCTATAATGATCTTTTCCAATTATTGGCGTCCGACCCGACTAATGGCAAGACGGCTTATGAGATAAGTAAACGTTTGGAAGAAAACATATCTATCCTCGGCCCGGCATTGGGCAGGCAGCAGACAGAGTTATTTGATCCCTTCCTAAGTCGTGTCTTTTGGGTATTATACCGCGCGGGTCATTTACGGCCAGTACCGGAAGAGTTGGCGGGGCAGGGATTATCGGTTGATTATGTCGGCAGGTTGGCCTTGGCGATGAAGTCACAGGAAACACAGGCAACGGGTCAGGTTTTAAACTTTGTGGCGCAAATAGCTCAAACGCAGCCTGAAATACTGGATAACTTTGATGTGGATGAGATTGCACAGGGAACGGCGCAGAGGTCAGGGATGCCGATTAAATACCTTGTGAACCCCGATGTGAGGGATAAGAAAAGAAAAGCAAGAGCGCAGGCGCAGGCAGAAGCGGCACAGGCACAACAGGAAGCCGAGATGATACAACAGGTGCCGAATCTGTCTAAGGCAGTTGAACCAAACAGTCCGGCAGATGCGATATTAAAAGCGGCGGGTGGTGGTAGATGAAAGACGACATCTTCAATGCCGGAAAAATAGAAGACGCGAAAAAGACAATAGCCGATATGCGTCAGGAAGAAAACAAACAACGGCGCATTAACTTTGGTTTGACTTTCTCCACAAGAGAAGGATTTGAGGTCTTGAAGGACATTGCGATCATGTGTCATGTTCAGGCAATTTCTTATGTTCCGGGTAACCAGATGGAAACGGCTTTTAGAGAAGGTGAGCGCAACGTGTTTTTATACATCTTGGCGCAATTAAGCGATGAGATGAAATCCAAAATAATGATTGGAGGTTAGTTTTATGGCAGAAGGCGATCCGAATCCGGGATCTATTCCGGGCAATGAGGGCAATCCCCCAGCACCACCGTCAGCTCCGCCAGCACCACCGGCAGGGGTAACCATTAACGCGGATATATTGGGCGAGTTTAAAGATGATCCGGTGTTCAAGCCGTTCATCGATAAACCCGTCGGTGACGTTTTAAAGAGCTTTAAACATGCTCAATCCATGGTCGGCGGTGAGAAAGTTGCGCTTCCTGTGGGTAAACTGGACACACCGGAAAGCTGGAACTTTCTTTTTGATAAACTTGGCAGACCAAAGGACGCGGACGGATACAAGTTTGACAAGCCCGTACTGCCGGAGGGAGTTCCCCATGACGAGGCATTAGAGAAGCAATTTAAAGCGACATGCCACGCCACGGGCATTTTACCGAAACAGGCTGCCGCTATCTATGCTTTGTGGAATAAGACGCAGGCAGACGCATATAACGCCTTTAATGAGGCCGAAAACAAGAGGTCAGAGGTAACGGGCGAACTGTTACGGAAGGAACTTGGCACAAAAGAGCGTTACGATGAGTATGTCGCCGGAGCAAAGGCGGCTTTAAATCGTTTTGGTGGAGCACCGGAAGAAGTGCAGGCGTTTGTTGATAAGTTTGGCAATGATCCTCTGGTGGTTAAAGTATTTGGGAATGTTGCTAAGGGTATGATGGAAGACGCGGCATTGCGCGGGGATAAATCCTTTAATCTGATGGGTGAGGACGCTCCGGCGGCGGTCAAGGACATTATGACGAACAAGGACAATAAGCTGAATAAGCCTTATTGGGATAAGAGCAATCCGCAGCATGATTACGCGGTGGCAGAGGTAACAAGATTACAAGAGGTTATCCACGGAAACAAACCAATAAACATGGCGGGGTGATGAAATGGAAGATACCTTTGATCCCTCGAAAGAGGGCAGACGCATAGTGACACCTTTCGGACAGCCGAATGATCGGCAAATAACCGAAGACAGGCAGCGGCAAGAAGAATCGGCGCCGCGAAAGGATGGGCAAGATGGCAGTAAAAAAGAAAGTGGCTGCTAAGGTCGAGCCAAAAGAAGTTATTAAGCCGGTTTCTCCTCCTCCGGCAAACCCTGTTCCCGCCACGGCAATTCCCTTTGCTGTAAGGCGGGAACTTGAGGAAATAACCAAACAGACGGGCAGAACGTTTGATTTAAACGTGCCCATATCTGTTCTTGAAGCAATTTGTAATGATGCTAACCGTCCGGCTGATTCATGGCGGAACAGGTGGCGTCAATAGCGGGTAACTCGCAAGAGTCCGCAAAGGAGTAAAGCAGTAAATATGTAGTCGGGTAGCTCGCAAGAGTCCGTGCAAGCCAAAAGCAGGCCGTTAAAACAGCAAGACGTAATTGCTGATGATAGCTTCCGTTTGAACGGGCAGAGCCATCGAAAATTAAAAAAATAAAATAATTTTCGGAGGTTTTAACATGAGCACTCAGATTACAACTGCAATGGTTGAACAATACTCAAGTAATGTTCAGATTTTAATGCAACAGAAGGAGTCCCGGCTGCGCCAGGTGGTAAGAGTAGAAGCAGGCATTACCGGGAAAAACGCGTTTTTTGATCAACTTAATTCAACTGCGGCAGTAAAGCGGACAGTTCGTCACGCTGACACCCCGTTGGTTTCAACTCCTCACCTCAGACGGCGCGTGTCTCTGGCTGATTACGATTGGGCTGATCTTGTTGACAATATGGACGTCAAGAAGGTTCTAACTGATCCGGCCAGTAACTACGCAATCAATGCCAAGAATGCAATGAACAGAGCAATGGACGATGAAATAATCTCCTGCGCTTTGGCTACCTGCTACGGCGGCGTTGACGGTTCCACTTCCTATGCCTTTGATAGTTCCTACAACGTGGTTGCGGCTGCATCGGCAGGTCTTACTGTTGCGAAACTGCGATCAGCAAAGGCGATACTTGACGGCAATGAGGTTGATGATGATGATCGTTTCTGTATTGTAGGGTCTAAGCAGTTGAGCGATCTTCTGTCAATCACAGAGGTCACAAGTTCCGACTTTAATACCATAAAGGCATTGGTAGCCGGGCAGGTTGACACTTTCCTCGGGTTCAAGTTTGTCCGGTCGGAAAGGCTGACTCTATCCAGCACCACTCGTAAATGCCTTGCGGGGCAGAAAAACAGCGTGCTGTTGGCAATCGGCCTGGATGTGATCACCGATGTCGGCCCGCGCCGCGATAAGAACATGGCAACTCAGGTATATCTTGGCATGTCCATCGGTGCAACACGCATGGATGAAGACGGTTTAGTCGAGATTGACTGTATTGAGTCGTAACAATTAACTGGCGGGTGTAAAAGCCCGCCATACATTAACGCATACGGAGGTTTTGGATTATGGATGCTTACGGAGCAAATTCAACAAAATTTAATGCCGCTTCTCCCGCCTATTATCTCGGCGCTGAATGGGGTGGTAAGTTAAGGGCAATGCACGACAGTTACACTTTCGCGTCAGCGATTGCCGGGCTGACCCTTCAGGTCGGCGTATTAAAACCGGGCGAGGTTTATGTTGACGGGTTTATTAAGTCGGCTGATCTTGGTTCAGCCACGACTTTAATTATGGGTGAAAAAGGCGACACTGATCGTTTCCTTGCGGCAACTGTGTTCACCACAGCAGGGCAACGGACGGCTTGCGATAAGGTCGAGGGGCTGGGTTTCAAAAACGACACAACGGCAGACATTCCTATCTATATTACTGTCGGTGTGGAGACGGCAAATGGGGCTATTGAAGTTGTTATCTTCAAGGCTTGCCCGAATTAACAACAATTTAACAGGACGGGGGGAGGCAACTCTCCCCGATTTTTAACATGATCGAGTTACATAAAAAAGAGAAAGCCAAATATGATCGGATGCACCAGATTGCCGGATACAGTCCGGGGCCGGGGCTGTCCTATGTCAGTAATGCGCTTAGATATATCAAACAGGGCGACTCGATCATTGATTTTGGATGCGGTACAGGCGATGCGGCGCAGGCTTTTATTGATCTGGGGCATGATGTCCATGCAGTTGATATATCAGCCAAGGGGTTACATCATGAACTTGGAGAGAAGTATTTTCAATCCTCGCTTCACGACTTACCAAAGGAATTGCCTCCGGCAAAGTGGGGTTTTTGTGTTGATGTTATGGAGCATGTGCCGACGCCATGGGTTGAATTGGTATTGTCGCAGATGTCCGTAAAGGTTGAGAACTGTTTTTTCTCAATACGCGGAGCACCTGATAGTTGGGGAGCAAAGATAAGTGACGTTCTGCACTTGACCGTCATGCCGGGTGATTGGTGGGTTTATAAAATAAGCGGACACTGGAATGATGTGCGGTGGGTAAATACCAACTCAACATCTTACGAAATAGTGGCAAAAGGGGCGAAACGTGACTGATGTTCCTATCTGGGAAAGCAACGGCATAAGAGGCAGAGGTGAGAAGGCTCCCGCCTGTGCTGGTAATTTTAAAGGCACGGCGGTTGTTCTCGGATCAGCGCGGTGTATATGGGATGATTGCGCCAAGATAGACTTCACCAAGGTTGAGGTCATTGCCATTAACAACATGATTATGCACCACAAAGGCAGGGTTCATCATGGTGTGTCATTACACCCGGAAGAGCCGCCATTATGGAGACAACTCCGCTGGACGAATCAATGCGAGGAAAGTCATGTCCTAACACATAGTCACCGACTGCCGGAAAACAACGACGATCTTTCACCTTATGACTTTAAAACAAGATGCGGCCTTGATTACCTTTGGGAGGTTGAAGGCGGCAGGGGTGGCAGCTCTGGGCTGTTTGCGGCCATGGTTGGATTGGCTTTGGGTTATAACAAGATTATTCTCGCCGGGGTTCCTATTGACGGTACAGGGCATTTCTTTGATCCTCCGGGGAAAGTGGTTAATCAGTTCCTAGGCACAAACATTAAAGAAGAATGGGGCAATGCAAACCGCAATTATTTTAAAGGCCGCGTGAAGTCTTTATCTGGCCGTACGCGGGAGTGGTTAGGCGAATATTAGGGGGAAAAAATGATAACAAAATCATTCACAGGGTTAGCAATAATAGAAGACGCTGAGGCAGCAAGAGACGCGGCGCAAACAGCCCAAGGATTAGCTGAACACGCGCAAGGTGACGCGCAAACGGCTCAAGGGCTTGCGGAACACGCACAGGCGGACGCTGAGGCGGCACAAATAGCGGCGGCAGAGAGTGTTGTCTCTATTCAAAACCAGCTCACATTAGCAACTGGTCAGGCCATCCTTGCTGATGAAGCGGCGGACATTGCCCTTGCT